ACGACGATGATGATGACGACGATGATGACGACGATGATGATGACGACGATGATGATGACGACGATGAGGAAGACAAAGCTGCATTCGAAAAGTTCGAAAAAGAGGAAAAGAAAAAGGAAGATGATGATGATGACAAATAAATTAAAAATATATAACTTATTAATAAGTAAATTATATATTTTTATTATCATAAAACTTACCATCTATTTTTTTTAACATTAATTTTAGGACCCTGACGTTTATTATTATTATTTGGGTCATATACTTCTTCATCATCATCTGAATTTAAGTCTTTTGAAAGTTCCCAAAATTCTCTAGAACCTAGTTTAAAATCTTTATGTGCTTCAGCTTTATACCAAAATATTTGGTCTTGTAATTTATTTGATTTGACATTATTATTAATAACCAAACATTCATAATTTTCAGTACATTGGTCCATAACCTGACTGAAAGATTCATATGTTGGAAACATACCAGCATAATTTTCATAAATTCTGCGTCGATTAGCCATATAAGGTTCACGTAATATAAATACATAATCTATATTAGTTCTTAAAACAGGTGGAACACCTAGAGGATATTGCATAGTTATAATTAACATAATTTTCCAATGACGTCCATTCATAAAAAGCAATCTCATCATTTTATCACGAGTCCATTTATCATCGAATAGACAATCATCTAAAATAACAAAGGCTCTAGGGTCAATATTACTCCGTTTATAAGATTCAATTTCTTTCTTGACTTGTTTCAATACTGTACGCTGACGTTTTAAAATATTTTCAATTATAACTGTATTATATTCTTCATGAATAAATAATTTTGGAACATGTTGGCTATAAAATCCGTTACCGGCTTCTGTTCCAGATATTACAGTTCCAATAGGAATATCTTGATGATAAAATAATAAATCACGCACTAAAAAACTTTTTCCAGTATCTCTTCGACCAATCAATACAATTACAGGACCAGTATTTTGATCGGGCTTAAAAGTGATACTTTTCATATCAAATTTTCTTAATTGCAAAGTCATTACTTAGTTTTAAGAAAATAAATATATAAGAATATACGCGATTTTAGTTTAAATAAAACTAAAAATATATTGTATTTAGCTAAAATGGAAATTACCTATAAAAAAATAAATAATTCTCAATTATTTAAAAATTTTGAGAATAGCGAGTTGTTAAATATGACTGACTGTCAAAATTATATTCCTATCTATAATAGTTTTTTCAAACTTAATAACAATAATTTTAACTCTATAAATTTAAATAATGAACATGCACTATATAGTTTAACCGAAAAACGTAATGAAAACATTTTTGAGGGCACTATTAAAAATGAAAGTGATGAAATAATAACAAAATCTGTATTTTTTAAATTATCTCCTCTTTTAGATCCATTTAAGTACTTAGCTGGTAAATATGACATAAGTAATTTAGAACTTTTTAACCTTCCTAAATTTGATAATACAGAGTGTTTAGCTAAGATAGCTGATCCCAATAATGCATCTTATGTTGATAGTTTCTTTACCTATCTTACTTGTCAATTATTAAACCGAAAAGGATTTTTACATGGATTGGATTTTTATGGTTCATTTTTAGGAATAAAAAATAATTATCATGTTGATATTGGTGATGATTTAGATATGTTATCAAGCAGTGCTTTTTTCCACGAGCATAACAATAATTTATTTACTTTCATTAATGCAGAGCACCAAGATATATTTAATGATGATTCTCGTTCAAATAAGAAACAATTATCATTTGGAGATGAAATAGTTGATTCTAATATTTTAACTCTAGATGATATAGGTGATTTAGAAAATACAGTAGATAATATAAATATTGAATCTACAGGAGTTGATTCAACGCTTATATATGAAGATAATGCATCTCACAAAGATGCTGCTTCAACCCATTCTGAAATTTCATCTCGTTCATCTAATACTGAGTCATGTGATAATAATAGTTCTATAGGTAGCGAAGAATCGACTAGTGAATATTCAGATGAAGAAAATATAATGGTGTCTATCAAAAAATTTCCAATTCAAATTATTGCTTTGGAAAATTGCTATTCTACACTTGATAAATTATTTGTTGATGATAAAATATCATTAGAAGAATTATCATGCATTGTAATTCAAATTTTAATGATGTTAATCACCTATCAAAAATTATTCGATTTAACACATAATGATTTACATACAAATAATATTATGTATATCGAAACAGAAAAAAAATACCTATATTATAAACTAGACGGTAAACATTACAAAGTAAAAACATTTGGAAAAATATTTAAGATTATTGATTTCGGACGCGCTATATATAAATATAAAGGTAAGTTAATCTGTAGCGATAGTTTTCATAAAGATGGCGATGCTGCAACCCAGTATAATTTTGAACCATATTATAATGATAAAAAACCTATTATTGAGCCTAATCCTAGTTTTGATTTATGTAGGTTAGGCTGTTCTATATATGACTTCATAATGGAAAAATATGAGTCATTAGATGATGATATTGCACCGATTCATAAATTAATTATGAGATGGTGTGATGATGATAACAAAAGAAATATTTTATATAAAGATAATGATGAAGAGAGATATCCAGATTTTAAACTATATAAAATGATTGCTCGTAAAGTTCATAATCATATACCATATAAAGAAATACAACATAAACATTTTGATAAGTTTATTGTCCCTAAGAAAGAAATCAAAAAGGGGTCAAAAATTTTGAATATTGATACTATTGATCTAGAATCTTCTAATTAAATAAAATAACACTATTTATAAAAATAATATAAATAGTGTATTACATACCAAGTTTTTTATCGTTTACAAAATAATGGTATAAATAACTAGCCTTAACATCAGCTTTAAAATATTGTAAATATTTTTCAACTATTTTAGTTACTACAGTTGTTAATAATATAAACATTCCTGCATTATAGACTAAACGTCTATCAAACGAAGTAAAATCTTTTTCTTTAACATATGGATTGTATTTTAAAACTAACACTAAACCAATGTAAATTTTAATTATTTGTTGAACACCATCAGACAACCATCTAAAGTCTTTATCAGAATAAATTACAAGTGAAAACGCATATAAAATCCACGAAAAATACAAGAAAAATAAAAAAACATACTGATGTAAGCTATCAGGAAATTTCTTAGATATGTTCATATATATATATATATATTTATTAAACATAAAATTTTGCAGTATTAAAATTTTGGACGGTCCACAAAAACTGGTGCCTCTGTTAGACCTTTTGCTTTCTCTTCAAATTGTTCCAGAATAAAATGTCCAGCTATAACACTAAAATAAACAACAATTGTATCTATAACTATTAACTTTAATGGTTTATCTTCTTTTGAAATATATCTCATATCAATGAATTTAATTAGCATAAATATTAATGCTATACCTAGAGCGGTTAAATATATATCCATAAATTATATTATCAAATTGTTTAATATAATTTTAACGAATTAAAATTTACGGCTAATCTCTTTTAAATAATCAATTATAATTCAACAATACCTAATTCATTAGAATCTAGAGATATTGAATTAATATCTAAAGAAATATCGTCACCAATTTCTATCTTATCATCATCATCTCCCTCTTCTTCTTTACGTTTTGCTTGATTTTCTTGAGAAATACGTTCTAATGTTTCTATATCTTTTGGTGCTAAAATATCATTCTCTCTACCATTTTTATCTATAACTGTGTCTTTATCTGAAAACTCTATACTTTGAGATTTTCCTACAGGAGGCGCTTCTAGAGAAGAAAGTGTTATAGGCTCACTGTTAGGTAGCTCTTGTGCAACATCTGCAACTAAGGCAGCAGCATCTTTAACTATATCTGGAGGATTTTCAACCAATTTTGGTTTTTCAGTTGCATTTTTTTCTATATCACTAGCTAATTTTTCTAATTTTGTTTCTGTTAATGCTGGATTTTGAGATAAATCTATTGGAACTTGAGTGGTAGCATTCTCTTCTGGAACCTTTTCTGTAGATGGTGTTGGTGGTGCATTAGAAACTTCAACTGTTTCTGACTCTTCCATATAACATTGTAAAATTCTCTCTACTGGAATATTATCCCTAATAGTAGATAAAATTGCTTCCTTTACTAAAATTTCTAATTCCCGATTATTTTTCTGAACCTGTAAAGGATAAAGATCTTTTTCAAATAAATATATATTGGTATAGAGTTTCCTGGCTGTATTAATATAAACTTGATGAATAAATTTATCTATATGTGGTATATCAATATCTATCTTCTTTTGTTTTTGTCCAACTCTAATACAAGTTAATGCCTTTAATTGAATAATATTTACACAAGTTATTAAATCTTCAAGATATTTACACCCACTTTCCTCCTCTATTCTTTTTCTTTCACATTCTATAGTATTAGGATTCCAACTCGGAATAGCACTTAATAAATTTTGAAACGTCATTAGATATTTGTTCTCTTCCTCTCCTTGAACACATAATTTGACTGCTTCATCAAAAATTGAGTTAATACCTACAATTATATTATGTGTTAATAAAGATACTAAACGAGCGCACCACTCATTTTTTGATTCAGTAAGACTCGTAATAGAATAGTCGTCCATTTTACATATCTAAAATATTTTCTAAATCTGTTTCAGAACGAAAAGCTAATAAATTTAATATGAATAATATTATTAATTTTTCACCTCGTAATTCTCTCCTAATTTTTTGAATTACTATAAGTAATTTAAATTTATAACTACTATTTTTATACGTTTTAGATATATAAGTTATTAAATCTAAACCTGTTATTCCCTTATCATATAATTTTTGACTTAGTTGATGTAACATAATAGGGCTATCCAATTTTACTAAAGTTCTTTTTATAGTGGCTAATAATTTCGCAGATAATTCTGACTCAATATTATATCGATGTAAATTTATAGGATTATTATCATATAAAGGTAAAGGAACATATATTTCTGAAAATCTAGATAATATAGGTTTAAGTAATTTATATTTATCTTCAACAATAATAAAAAATCTTGTAGTATGACTAAATAACTCAATACACCGTCTTAAAGCTGACTGCGCATCAATAGTCAATTTATCAGCATTAGACAATATAATTGTTTTAAAAAAATTACCATTTTTAAAATTTATGTGAGTCTTAGCAAAAAATTTAAGATCTTCTCTAATAAATTTTATACCTTTACCCTGAGCACAATTTACACACATTATATTATCTTGTTTAATAGTTTTATCATTATTATAAATCTTATCTACAAAATTATATACTATAGTTCGTTTGCCAGAACCACTAGGTCCATGAAATAAAATATTCGGTATTTTTTGTACTTTAATAAAGAAATCCAATTTTTCTATAATATTTTGATGAATATCCAATTTTTTAATCATATTTGAATTATAACAAAAACTCTTAAATTCATTATTAAAGTAAATTAATACTGTTCATTACTATTATTAATTTTATTTATATATTATCTTATCATATATTTTATCATATCAATATTCTCATATAATCTTCTCATCAAATAAGGTATCATACTGTAATAAGGACCATATGGTATATAAACATATACATCTCTCTTTTTTGAAATATTATTATATATATTAGTATTCATATCTAATAAATGTGCAAATTTATAATCTGATTTTTGACTTAATCCATAATTAATTGATTCATAATTATGTGTTGCTAATAATTTAAATCCTTTAATATCATCTAAAAATTTAATTGCATTATTATAATTATAATCTGTATCTTTTTTATTAGTAAATAACTGATTATTATTTCTTTCACTATTCCAATATGCTCCCCTCACCAATTTTACACCAATTTTTTTATTATTTTGTTTAAATATATTCATATCATGTTGTAATTGTAAAAAAGAGTCTTTTCTATACATCTGATATGTTTTAATTAAATTTAATTTATCATTATGATTAAGTATTAATCTATTAGATATTTCTTGATATTTACTATTATTACTACTATTTTCTGCATCAATTAATATATCTACATTTTTTGATTTATACTCTGTAACTAATAAATTTAGTAATTTTTCATTAAAATTAAAAGCTGATAACTTAATAGCTACTTTATAATCACTATTAATATAATTTAAAAGATTTAGATATTCATCATATATTTTTCTTTCATTATTAGTTACCTCTTTAATATAATTAATTATTGGTTTTCTATTATAGAGTATTTGTTGTTTTGATACATTCAACGCCGACCGTATTGAATTTCCCGCAACAAATAGCATATACATTAAAAACTATAAAATAATATGATTTAATTGTCTTATTATTTTAACTTTGCTGATTTAAAGGGGGTTTAAGGGGTCTCCCCTTAATAGCTATGTAAACTCTGTGCATATGGATTACATTTAAACGCCTGTAAAATATCTGGATTCATGCGCTCACTATTAATAGTCTGGTCATACTGTTGTGGCATAACTATCTTACCAAGAGTATCCGTAGATGGTATACCTTTTGCAACATTTTCTACTGTTGGTCTGACAAAATCTTCTGTTTGCAACCTATTATTTACTCTATCAGAATCTTTACGTGCAATATGCATATTAACATTTGCATTAAATATTTGTGTTCCTCCAGCCATAGGCCAATTCTCAGATGTCTTATTTACATTATTATGCTGATTATACCACGCTGTCTCATTCATTGGCCCAACAATGGTATTACCTACATTTCCCATACTACTAGAATCACCAAAATTTCGCTGTTGCGATTTTACCTGTATCTCTGTATTTTGATATGCACCCTCCTGCGCAGCTCCAATATGCGAAACATTTAAATAATTCAACCCAACTTTATCTGCGGTCATCTCTTTATTAGTTGTTTTAGGTTTATCTTGTGGATTTGTCAATGGTAAGCTTGGGACAGCCGCCTGCACATTTCCTAGTTGATTCGCATTATATATTATATTTTCCTTTCGGCTAGGTCGTAAAGCATCCATAACTGGAGCCATCATTGCCTTAACTGTACTATTAATAATTCCCATAGCACCATTATTTGGTGACTGGCAACTTACTGTACGATTATTAGTAGTTAAATTATATCCACTCTTACCATAATTATTTTGAACACCTGGTCCATGACCAGCAGCAATTGCAGGATTCATATTAGTGCACAAAGTGCTATCTTCCCGATGTGGTGCTTCTACATGACCCTTTGTGTATACACCTTTATGAGTGCCTTTTGAACCAGAACCATAATATTCTGTTGTACATTTATCAGTATCATACATCATTTGCTCTGGATGTTGCATTGGTGCTAAATTACTTCCAGTCGTAGTAAACCAACGCTGTGGTCCTAAAGGACACTCTGTATCAGGTCTATTTTTTTCAACTACACCTAAAGTACCCATTTCTTTAACTTTTGCCTGTGCTGGACCTTCATGACCTAATAAACCAAATGTTACACGAGGATTTGATTTAGTTCTTAATTCATCGACTGTTGGTGGCTGCCATGCTTCTCTATCCATCATTCCGGAATTAAATCCTCCAGCTCCTTCTGTTGTATATCCTAAACCTAATCCTGGAGCAACTTTTTCTTGTTCCCAAGGAAGCACATTTGCAACTCTAGAACTCGGCATTTGTCTACTTTGCATAAAGTCCGTTGTTACTGGTGCGCCATGTGCTAATTGTACATTTTCTTCTGGTTTAAATAATGGTGCAGCTTCGGTTTTTATTATTTGTTGACTTCCAGCACCTTGTCTATTATCTAATATACTTAAATTATCTCTATCAGTGGTCCCTTGTGTAACTTTTGACCCAAAAAAAGGAACCATATTATTATGTCTAAACGTTGCTGGAGTCATATTATTTCCTGAAATACTTTTGAACTCTCGATTAACATTCTCAGAATTAATATTCCTTAACGAAACATCTTCGGAAAAAAATTTATCAGTTGTTTGATTAGGATTTAAATATTGCCTTATATAATTGTCACTTGTTCTATCTATGGGCTGCTGGTGAACTGGATAATTTTTATTAGGAACATCTGTATTAGGCAATGATGATTGTCCGGAAGGATGGTCTCTAGCTCCCGTACTCGACCACGCCCCCATATTATGAAAGTTCTCCTTTGTTCCTTTATCTTTATTATCTTTATTGGAGAATACATATAAACTACCTAATGCAATTAAAGGTAATGCTATTTCTGCCATTATATATAATCTATAATA